AATTGAGGATAAAATTGCTTAACGAAAGCTGAAAGAGCAGCTGGTTCGATGTGCAATTGATCAGGAGCACCGAAGTTTTCGAGAGCAATAACCGCTAAACGTTCGATGTCATCTTGAGCCATAACTTGACCAGCTAAATCAGTGATGATTGAGCTAGAGTCGCCATATCCTAAGAAGTCACCCGCTTGCATTTGCGCATCGGTGTCGCCTTTTTGAAGTTGTTTTAACAAACCGCTCATCGCGATACTGTTAGATGGAAGATCTGCATCAGAACCGGTTTCGTTACCAGTTACTTGATTCATGAAGTGGGCATGTCCCCAATACATTTCACGTTCGATGTTCTTAAGAAGATGCATAGTACCTTCTTTAGCTTGTTGAGCAACGATGTCGCCAACAGTAACACGAACTAATGTCATTTGGTGTGACACACGACGTCTAGTTCCGAAGAACACGATCTTTTGACCGTCACGTACGTAAGTAGAATCTTCCTCTTGAGGAGCTCCACCTTCTCCGATATACGGAGCACTGTCAGAACCATAACTGATCAAACGATTGTATTGTTCGAATAGGTTATAAGCTTTGTCTACAGAGATAGCTGGCCAAAACTTGAGGTTCTTCATGTCGAAGGTGATCGACTTAAGAGTTGCCTCTAGTGATTCGGCTTGTAGCACTCCACCATAGGTTAGATCGGTCGGCTTTCCAGCCCCACCGTATCCTGCTGTAATAGCTTTGTTCAATGACTCGATATCCGATGCGGAGACGAGCCCTTGATCTAGGCCTTGTAAAATTGAGTTTACTGCGTCATTCATTTTCGTTTCTCCCTTTGATTACGAAATATTATATTTGGCTGCGATCTTTGCGAGATCGTGTCCCATTTCCGCCCTGGTGATATCCAGAGAGTCAACTTTTGTTCCTGACTTTTTCAAGTCAAATAGTTTAGAAGCCACATCAGCTTTAGACAACTGCTCACCTACACCATCATTACTTTTATGTAATGGTTGTGCGCGATAAGTACTTCCCTTAGTCTGAACTGGTTGGTCTGCAATCTTGTTAACAAGATTTAGGATCGTTGAAAGCTTGTCTTCAAGAGGTCTTACTCTCTCTTCAACCATGCTTTTGAATAACGATTCTTGCTCTTCTTGAGACTTTTTCATGCCTGCCAAGTTAGCGAGTTTGCCGATAGCGTCTTTTTCTTTCTTCTCGTGCTCGTCGCCGCCTTTAGCGTCTTTGTCTTTTTTCTTGTCGTCTTTGTCGTCGTCTTTATCTTCAGCTTTGTCCATCTTGTGATGTCCGCCGTCTGGATCAGCTTGACGATTTTGGCCTTCGCCTTTGTCCATCTTGTGGTGTCCACCATCTGGATCTGCTTGACGGTTCTGACCTTCAGCTTTTTCAGCCTTCTCGTCTTTGTCGTCTTCGTCTTTATCTTCGTCTTTATCTTCGTCTTTATCTTCAGCTTTTGCATGAAGATCGCCATTAGTAGGTTTGCCAGCGATTCCTTCGCCTGGTCCCTTAATGTCGATTTCTGAAGCTGCAAAACGTGACTTTTGAAGCTCTTCCAATTCATGGAGAGTTTCATCGATCAGGTCTGTTAAGCTTTTTCTTAATTCGTCTTTCATGTTAACTCCTCGTTAATCAATCGGTCAATTACTGTCCAATGTTGATCATGTCTGAATCGCCACGGATACGTGCAATACCTTGAGCATAGCCGTTTGTAGTGGTGATTGGAGTTGTTGCATCCGCGAGGATGATGTCATTTGCGAACCACGCTAACATTGCTAACACTTGAGCAGCAGTTGCGCTGTCGATAACGTCAGCTACTGTTCCGCCTGAATTGCTAGAAGTAAGGGTAAGTTGTCCTGGATTTGCGATGCCGATTCCAAGGAAAGGCGACACAGTTGGATCAACTCCACCTTGTGGAAGTTGGATTGATGCTAGAGCGTAACCAACGGTAAGGGTTGCTCCACCGTCTTGAATTACGACAGTAGTAGCAGTTTGTGAAGCAACAGTCAAACCGATAGTTTGAGCGTTACGGGCTACTTTTGCCATGATTGAATTAATATTTGCCATTTTAGTTCTCCTTAACTACTATAGTTAAAACTTGATATTACTTAATATACCATGGCCCATTACTTAAACCGGCCCGGTATACACCTATACATTACCTATGAAGTTTACCTAAGAAACAACTTGTGTAACTTCTCCAAAGGGAATGATTTACCGCAATCTCTACATTTCACCTGAAATTTAGAGTATATCTGCTCAGTGCCGCAGTCATCGCATGTAACATACTTGAAACCCTTACCATTTCCTACATCCAGCGACTCAGATTGTAGTACTCCGCCTCCGGTATTACCTGTTGGAGAACCAGCTCCACCGTAACCCGCAGTTAGGGCCTTCTTAATTGACTTAGTTGGCTTTGCCGCCTTTTTAGGATGCAACTTGCCGTATTCGGTCATAACTTTTTTCACGTAGTCAGAATCTTGAATACCTTGAGGACCTTCGCCTTTATATTTGTCCCAAGTTCCCTTCAAACCGTTAGTCCAAGAATGCACTAACATATTGATATCTTTAGTTTTTGACTTGTTTCTCTTTAACAATGCATCTGCGAAATCATAGGCAGCTTGAGGATCATTGTTGAAACGCTCTGTAATTTTGGCGTGATTCTTATTTAAATCTTTAGAGTATTCGGCCATGTCGCCGTATTTCTTAGCAAGCTCTGGATTAGTTCTTAGTGTATATTCAGCTGCAGTAGGCAGCATTCCAAACATTCCACCAGCTCTGTGACCGTTCTTTAAAGGCTTGTGATCGTAATTCAATCCACCGCTTGACTCAACCATCCCGATCGCGCCTAGAAGAGGATTCTTGTGAGAGAACTCCTTGTATGCATTCTGATGCTCTAAAGGCATTCTAGATAGATTTGTGGCCGGTTGACTCATTGCTGTTTTTGGAGCTTGTGGAGCTTGAGCAGTATTTGGTGCTAAAGCGGCAGCACCCATCATTGCGGCACCAGCCAACTTACTCTTCATGTCTTTTTCAAGCTCTTCAGAGGAAGCTTCGACTAGTTCGTGAATTTTCGCTACATTGTTTTGAATCTTGCACTCAAGAGCGTATTGAAGTATCTCTTGCTTAGTAGGGATATCAATAGTTTTATCGCCCTTCATCAACTCTACGATCTTCTCGATGTTAGAGCGCACCCTAGACGCTGAGGCATCACGAGCGATATGACGGAATGAAGGTACGTTCGTTTCTGCAAGGTGTATAACAGATTTGATGAGTTCCATATCGGATTCCTCATCGTGCTGCGATTTATCTAAGTTTAGTGGCTCAACTAGAGTGGCCGTATTGGCAGGAGTAAAAGTTAGTGCAACAGAATGAATCTTTGTCCTTGCGAGGAGAGTCGGGTCTGAGATCCCACGTGAAACTACTCCGCCTTCTACTGACGCTTTCAATTTTAAAGGACAGTCAGTTTTATGAACGTTACGCAGAATTGCAGCTGCGGCTTTGGCGTTTGGGTGGTCCTCGTCGTCGTACAAGGTTGCACGAACATACACGTACGGAGCCTTAACTTTATCCCAATAGTATTTTTGACGGTCGTTGTCGCAATCTTCTGCCTTAAAGATCTTCTTAGCTGAAGTGACGCGGCCGATTGAATTGAAGAAACCTTTACCGTGGTTGTCGTTGATGCGGCCCTTGCCTGCTTCGAGTTCACCGATGTCGGCTCCCTCTACAGAGAGCATCTCTCCCTGGGTGTCCCTAAGTTGGGAACCTGCACACATATCGATCTCAAGTGGTTTCTTTGACATACCACCTAAGATTATACCAGGCTATCGACTATGAATTAGCAGTATAGCATCGTAGAGTCAATGCCTTTTCCAGACTCCAGATACTTAAGAAGGGTTGCAGACTGGCCAGGTCCACTTGGAACAACTACAGGTTGAACTACATGAGCAAAAACTTGACTTAGTTTAGCACTGATAGTTAAATAATGCTGAGCTCCTAAAGAAGTGTAAGTACCTGGAACACCGATAGCTGCATCTAGATAACCTTGAAGCCAAGCAGCGAATTCTCCAAGAGCTTCAGTCTTCTTTACCAAGGCAATATGCTCTTGTATAAGTTTAACTTGAAATCCATGTAATTCTGGCGATGTTCCATCTTGAGGACCCATTAGTTCAAAGTAACCCTGTAACCAGAAATTAAAATTTACATTGTTCATATTCTTCCTTTCGCCATACTCTTAGTATCCATTGAGGACCATGAGGTTCTTCGCTGCCCATACCACCATTGAGAGTAGGATTCCAGGTAAAAGGAGTTACGTCAGTGGCGCTAAAATTAAGTTTCTCCATGATCTTTAGTTGCTGTAGGAAACATAACAACACCCATATCGTATTAGATTTATCTGTAGATCTTATAGTCTTCGTCTGTGAGGTGATCATCTAATATACTTCCGCCATCTAAAGATTCTTTCAAATCTTGAAACTGCTCTGTGTTCCTAATCTTATTCAAAGCGTTCTTCTCAGTCTTCTTAACTGCGTCAACAGAGATACAGTTCAAGGATGCAACTTCGATATCAGAGGGCGGTTTATCACCCACATAGTCTTTGATGTAGTTAAAAAAACAGTAGTTAGCAAGCTGGTGGTTTACAGCCCATGGACAACCTGGAAGCTTTGCTTCTTCCTCTTCAGTTAGTTCGTGCCCGGCAGTACGAATCGCTCTGAGTCGCATTACCGCAAGTGGACAGAACTTATCCGGATTGCACTTTAGACCCCGAGGGCATCGCGAGTCCATAGTGCTGTCCTTTTTAGACATTAGGCAGTGGCCTGGTTATCTTGAGTAGTCGCAGTAAAACTAGTAGTTTCGCTTTCGCTGTCATCTGTCGCTGCAGTTTCTTCTGATTCTGTAGCTGCTGGAACTTCCACAGCGGGTTGTCTAATAGCGAGGAGTTCAACTTCATGTTCTAATCCGTTTAGAGTAACAATTGCTTTTGCTCCAACTTCACGGCCCATGAAGGCATTAATAAGATCTGGAACACCGCACTCAGACAACTTAAGTCTTGAGCGGAAGATACCAGTATCGCTACCTTCGGTTGTAGAAGTGATGACTACAGTAGATTGTTCGTTGACTGTATCACCGTTAGTGAAACCTTTTTCAGCATCTTCTTTATCAGAAGCTTCACAGAAATCTTGAAGACGTTGCTCGTTAGCAACAGCATTCATAGCTGCGAGATCTAGACCAGACACTTTTTGAATGGCTAGGATCTTATATTGCATTTCTGAGATAAGATTCAACGCTCTGCCGATGTCTTCATGCATACCTTTTAAGTTCTGCATAAGTTGCTGAGTCATCATTTGATTGATGCGAACAGACATCTCTAAGTTCTTAAGTTGAACCTCATGTGCGCGAATTTTCTCTTTACGATTACCTTGTGGTGCTGTTCTAAAACCCTTCATCTTTTTGCCCCTTTATCATTCAATGTTTTACAGAAAAACTTAAGTAAATCAACTTCTTCAGTAGTTAAACCAGCTGCGGCGTTTGTTGTAACAGCATTGCTAGTCCCGAGTATTTTACCCAATTCAGTATTCAAATAGTGACGTAAACTTTTCTCAATCTCGTCGTATGCAACGCCGCGACCCTTAAGGATACGCTTGGAAAGGACTTCATTGATAACGTTTGCACGCTCAAGTTTAAGTTGCTCTTTAGTTTTACTTATCTCGTTATTTCCAGAGTTATTATTCCCAGTTTGTCCAGAAGCTCCAGCAGTTTCAGATTTCTTTCCCTCATCATCCGAAGTAGACCTCGTTTTATTAAGGGCTTCTGGCGGAAGCGCGGGTAGTGGCTGTGCTGCATCTGGAAAGTCCTTCAAAGTCTTACGCTCAAAGCCATACTTATCAGCCATATTTGAGTAAAGCGATCTAGCTTTAACAAATTGAGTCTTAGTGAGCGGTTCATTATTATCTACACAACGCTGCCAGTGAGCCTCGCTGTTAGGATCTTGCATAAGTATACGATTAGCACCCATGCTAGTTTCAATCTCGTGTAAGATCTCCATATCATCGTCATCAAGCATAGCCTTACGACCATAAACCTGAGGCCACACTAACTCACCGTAGTGAGAACGGTCAAGAACAACGTTCCTACCGCCGATACCAGTGAGTAATTCCACCATCTGATCTAGATAGCTAGGTCCTATATAACCAGATTGCGACATTGCCTTATCAGGCGCAGACATGTGAATAACTTCAAAGCCCTGAGTAGCAAAATAATCTGCTACCGTAGTCTTGCCTGTACGATCTAAACCTTCAAGGATAATTAATGACATATTCCTTATGATTATACATACAGAATATGGAACTGGGTTGCTATTTTCATAGCTTGCTCTTCTTCTATGAGTTGAAGTCTATATAGGATCTTAATAAGCATCATTGTGGCATAACGCTCTTCATCAGTTACAACAGTGCCGTCTTCTCGGACGTACATATTACTGGCCTAATTTGTTAATAGGGTTGGCGACTGGAACTCCGCCGATGTTTTCAGACTTAGTAGCGCCAAATTGCTTAGCGGTGTCCTTTACACTAGGTTGAACAACGTCGTGGGCTGCTTTAGCCTTGATTTGCTCCATCTCAAGATCATGCTTCTCTTTATCACGACCGTGAGCAGCTTCCGCATGTTCATGCTTCTGCTGTTCTTGGGCCATCTTCATCTGAGCTTCGCCTTGCTGAGCTTCTTGCTGCTCTTTCATCTGAGCTTCTTGCTTCTTCTGAGCGTCCATGGTGAAAAGGAATTGATTCCAGTTCAAGAACGATGGATCGCCAGGAATGTATTGCAGTTCGCGTCTTTCAGATGCACCCTTGTCACCAAAGAAGTTCTCGCGAATCTCTCCACGGGTGTAATTCTTCTCAACGAGCGCCCAGAAAGCTTGGTTCATCGGAACGTCGGCAATCTTTTCTGTAATCTTGTTCTTTTGAGCCTGTACTAGAAGTTCATTCATTGACTTCCATACAGTCATCTCAGCTTGCATCTGAGCGATCTCGTTTTGAGGAGTCTCGTCAGTCATGCCGGTGAATACGAACTTATATTTAGCTGCTAAATCTTTATCTAATGCAGTAAGAACATCGCAGTTAATGATATCTTCAATGAACATGAGCAAAGGCACTAAACCACGCTCACGTGAGTAGGTGATCTTATACTCATTGTTAGCTTGCTGCATCGGAGAGCGTCCAGTTGCAGAGATAAGGTAATCTAATCCTAATTCCACTGGATCAATTTGGAACTGAGCGCAAAGAATACGCATCAAATGGTTGTTGTAGTTCAAATACTCCATCTCACGGGCATTTGCAGACATCGGTACCCATTGAACTTCATCAAGACCTGCAACGATTGGAGTTCTCCAAGCATTCTGAGTTCCTGAAATAGAGTTATAGAAAGTTCTACGAAAGTTAGCTAAGTTCTGTTGAGTTACTGTTCCCTTTAAGTGAAGAACGCCTCGTGCAGCATAACCATGAGTAAAGAAGTTAGCATTGTAGTTCTCTACGTTCATATGGTTGGTAATGTTGATGATCGCCAACTCTAACGGAGAGTAGCAGTAACCCATAGAGTCTGCAAAGTTCTGAGGATTAAATAGTTTGAAGATACAGTCTTCGTCGCCGAATGTAGCTAGAGGTCTGTTGTCATAAGAGATCTGAACATATTTGATGTAGTCATTCTCTGCTTCATTAATAACTTGATCAGCTTTCGGATCGTTGTTACTCTTAGGTTTAGTTAGTTGATAGTTCTTCATTGCACTAGAATTCAACTGCTCTTTAGAGAGAGCCTTGTTGACTAGGTACATTGATTCACCTGGAAGTGGGCGGAAACGGTGCAATCCACCGGCACGTGTCTTAACTTTTTCAATAGCTACGTGACCGAACGTCAATGCGTCGCGGCCTACAAGCTTGAGGAACTCGCCGAACAATCTCTTATCGTCTGCTGGAGTGCCTTCTTTACGACCGCAGTGATAGATGAAATCTTCGATTGCCGCAATCTCATCCTTCTCTGCGTCTGTGTAATGCGCTTCTCCGTCTTTCTTAACAATACGAAAACCCATCTCATGACGACGGTGCTCGATGCGGGAGAATCTTAAAAGTGTATCTACGCGACATTGAATGATTGCTGATATCAACCAATCTCGAACTGAGACTTCTTTTAAAGTCTTATTGGAGATTCGCGTAAGTTTAAATTTGTAATTTACTTGACTTCCCATCAAGTCAAAGTAAGGATCATCTACGAACGCTTTGCGTCCGATCTGACCTGAGGCATCATGGTCGGCTTCTGGTACATCTGGTAAAGTATCGCCATCTGCGATGTCGCCAACGGCTGGAGGAGACGATGGTTCTGTTTCGCCCACGTCGGCTTTGATGAGATCGTCTATTTGTCCCTGTATTCTATTTTTAAGCCATTGATCCCAGATTGCCATAACTTATATTGTACCCTTCGATTGCCTTACATCGTTAGTTGTCTTAGTAACATGATCTTGCTTCCATAGTGGCTGAAGATTGCTATAATGACAAGCCGCCTTCAACTGATTAGGATCACTGAGATCGAAAGAAGCCAATGGCTTAACATGATCTATTTCCCATTGTCCATAGCTGTCCCAAGTCATATAGTTATAAAATTTAGACTCAATATAGATCTTAAATTCATCTAATGTACAACCCAAGAAATTGATAGCAACCCTTGAAGATTGCTGTTTTAATAAATTACTAAGCCTATGACGCATGTTCTTTTGCAATTTGAATATAGGGTCAACCTTTAGTCTATTTCTTCTATATTCAACAACCTTCTTAATGACAACACTCTTGTTATTCTTATAGTATTCACTAGCATAGTTCAAAGCCTGATCCTTGTTAGCTTCGTACCATTTCTTTTTTACATCAGCTATTTTAGACTTATTTTTCGCTCTATATTTTGCAGAAGTTTTGGCTACACATGTTTTGCAAGACGTATTAAGGCTGTCTAAAGTCCTATTATTTTTATGGTATTCACTTAATTGTTGATCTTTTAAACAACCACCGCAACGTTTCATCTTATAAATGTACCATATAAACACTTAAACTGACCAGATAAAACCTCCGGCTCCACTATTAGAGTCATCGTCATCATTTTGGTCCTCTAACTCGGAGGGTTTCCCTATCTTTCCAAGTTTAGACCTATCTACTTCTTGCGGGGCCATCTGAATACCCTGAGCGAGCGCATACTCAGTCGGAGTCGGCATCCTGTTAAAGTTACCGTTATTGTCCGTAAGATTAGTAGCTTGATCCGTCAAACCGCTTCCAAGGATGATCTGAGAGGCACCAAACAGTAGGGTCATCGGATAACGCAATGCATCAATCCAGTGATCGTGTTCGGTATCTGGGTCATCTGTAACCAATCCTGCAGCATCTGTCTTAAAGTGATATAGATTGAACTCTCTCACAAGAGGTACGCAATGGTCTTTTGCTAAGAATAGTTTTGCGTCGATCGTACCCGGCATCTTTAAAAACTTTTTGATAACTTGTATACCTGTGTTGATGGCACCCTTATCCGCTTGATTGGCGACCGGTAGACCAGCCTTCTGCATCTCCATGATCGCACCTTGATCGGCAGCATCAGGAACATAAAGTTGACATCGATACATGTTATGGTACTTAGTCTTAATATGGTGAATCCAAGTAGGAGAGCTAACATAAGTCATACCGTCACACTTGACTACATAGATATTATCTCTTGAATCTACGAAAAAGAACACTACAGTATTTGGAGAAGAGAAACCCCAGTCGATTCCAGCATAGCATGGAACTCTCATCTCGTGGCACTTCTTGACGAACATATCGTGAGTACATTCACCTGGATACTCTTTACCTACTAGAGTCATCCACATCTCATTCCAAGTACGAATGTGAATCTTCTCATCGAACTCTCGAAACACGATACCTTCAACTGAAGGTTTTAAGTTCATGAGCTGAGCAAGGGCCCAATCGGCGCCCTCGGATCTAACTTTTTGAATCATCTCATCCAAACTCTTTAACATGTTAGAAGTAGAGTTCTGCTTCTTAGCATCTGTCAAGCATACGGAGAATAGCGGGCACTTATAGCAACCAGTGTATCCTTGGTAAGGAAGATACTCTTTTTGCTTGTTTCTATCCTTCTTATCAAACTCTTCTTGGTTCAAGACTTCCATCTTGTCTTGGTTGACAAATAAGTCCATCTTCTGAGTACCAGAACGACTATCAGGACAACGCTCTGTAAACTCAAATGCAGTCCAACGTCGCGCAACGCGGGTCTTATCTGGATTGCCTTCGATCTCTTCAAGCTTCTGATTCATTAAGCCGTAGCGAGACTTACGTGTAGAAATACCTACGCGTAGAGCCTTCTTGCCAGCTCTTGAGTCTAACATACCGGAAATCTCTCGGAAGGCTTTCAAACCTTCACCAGATACAGTATCGATCTCATCAACTACAACTAGCGGAACGTGAGGACCGTTACAAGCTTTTAGCGTACAAGGAAGAACCTCTAGAGTAACTTTGTCATGTCCAATGTTGAAGATAGACTTCGACATGTTTGCTTTTTCAACAATTCTTTGATCTTCGGGAAGATCCGGCGGCATCACAATAGGTTTTAGCTTGCGATTATATAGATAGCCTTTTTGATATGCATAGCATCGCTCAGCTTGAGTCTGAATAGCTCCAACGTGAACCACATCTCGCTTATCATGAAAAAGAATCATGAGTTCTGCGATAGCCATACCGAGAGTCTTACCCGATCCTCGACCGGCGACGAAAAGCAATTCCTGAATATTGTCTGGGTTGATACCTAGAACACAGATACGATACACTTCCCAGATAACGTCTAAGGGATTAGTGTCCGAGTACCTAGAGACAGTAACGTCCGGTAACTCAAGTCCAAGGTGATATTTAATCCAAGTTTTAACTTCGTTCCTTGTTTTACAAGGAGTAAGCAGCATTTTCTTCTGTTGCTCGAAGGTAAGCTTAGTGCTGGTCTTCTTGCTCATTATTTCCTACCGCATGACTAAGTAAAGTACTTGCATCATCTTCTTGCACTTCAACTTCCTTCTTGGGAGTTGGAGGGGTCAAGGCTTCAAACATTGGTGAACGCTCTTTATTCTTGCCAGAGCCAGGAGTAGCACCGGAGACAATCTTATATAAAGTCTCTGCAACATCCTTATATTCTTTAATATTGGTCACACGCATGTCAGGCTTTGGATTATTAATTGGATCTTGACAGTATTTCATCATCTTCTCTAAGTGCTCTGCATTTGCTACAGACATCATGGCAGTTAGGAAATCGACTTGTTCTAAGACTGATTTAACGACTTTAGCACGAACCCGATCTTGCAGGGTGTGCATCATCTTGTCGCGATCATGGGCCCATCCTCGTAGGGAGGCCGTAAGGGCAACTTGACCTAAATTGTATTGGGGGAACTGTTGGGCTATCTTTGGGATTGACTCACCTAGTAGGTACAGTTCAAATAACTTTGCAGCTTCTAGCTCTTTAAGAGCCCCGGCTGTCTTATGCTTTCTTAAGTACTTTTCAGCTAGTTTAATCTCTTCTTCACTTAGCCCGTACTTCTCTTCGTCAGTCAGTCTTTTCTTTAATGCCATATATCTCTTCCCAGCATTCATTATACCTTACAACTGAGATCAGCTGCCTAATACGCACCTCGCTGATACCTTTGTATGAAGAGATTTCACTTATCGTCAGTCCAAGTGCCAACAGACATAGTACTGATTGCTCAATTTCACTGAAATTTACTAGTAATTCCTGGAACTTATCCGTTTTGGGGTTGGAATGGGTATCCCATAACGTTTGCTGGATTTGAGAATCTAAAGAGAATTCTCGTTCTATCTTGCTTAAATAGGATGCGAATGAAGACGGCGGGTTACCACTTAAATAGTGGATCCATAGGTTTTGACGCTGGTCTTCATCATTAGTCAGGCAATTTATTAGGTTGCTGACCTGGTTGCTCGGGCTCACTTGGTTCTCCAATGTTATCTATATACGCATCGAAGTCCATTAAAGTGATTTTAGTAGTCCAGCCAGGACCACAGAAGCCTTTAACAAACGAATTTAATATGCCCTGAAGATTTAAGTCACCCTCTTTTTGAAGAAGGCGTTTAAACTTCCACATACCAAATAACGATGTGGCAGTGGAGAGCTCTTTGTACTTGTCGATCTTATTAAGTACTTTCTTATTAAAATACAAAATATAATCAACAGTTTTTATGTCGGTCTGAAGATTCATCTCGACAGCTTGTACACTAGGATGAACGATAGAGCCGAAAAAGAATAATTGATTCTTTGTAGATTCATGCACGAGACCGTTGTTCAACAACCATCTCTGCTGATCTACAAATTCATTTAACTTATCGAACTCCATGTTAGCTCCTTAGTGCTATCCACCTTATAACATTATACCAGGTGGGTAACTTCATTTACTCAGTCTAGACTCATTAAGAACAGCTTTTGCCGCTAATAATAGCTCATTTTTATCTATAGAACCGTTATACACTTTAGCTACATACTCTGATACAATAAGTTCCATAGTCCGAGCTTCGATAGCGAGTTTCTTTTTCTCATTATCGTTAAACTTCGTTTTCACTTTTACATCAACACCATTAATAGCTTTAATATACTCAGTAGAACCTAAGTATCCAACTATCTCTGCTTTAGGTCCTTCTAATTCAAGTACCCAATGATCTTTACTGCCAGAGATATCTTGCTGTACGAGTTGATGAACTATTTCAATCCCCGTAGACTGCGATACCACAACGTGAAGTCTTCTCCACGTTGGCAATATAGTTGGTATAAAGGTCTCTGCATACGTACCCATATCAAAGACTGAGATTCCTTTCGATTGATCAACGTCTGAAGCAGACTGACTAAATGGAGAGCCGACATATACGATTTCGGGTCCGACCTCGTGATCCACGAGACGTTGTCGCTTATGGATATGCCCCGAGATGACAAGTTCGCAAGTATTAAGGCTTCTCGGATCGACGCCCTCTGTTGCTCTGATAGGACCATAATCTCCTCCAATAAATGTTTGATGCGCTATTACAATCTTACGAGTCTTAGTAGGAAAAGTAGATCCATCTGGTTGATAAGGAACAAAGGTCATTCCAAATAGATCTTGAGGCTTATCTACTACGTAGAGACCTTTAATCTTATCTTTGAATGGAAGCATAGCGTGATACTTTGCATCGTTAGGCTTATACATGTCATGATTGCCTAGAAGATATACATATGGAATACCTTCACCTATAATCTTATATACGTGTCTCATGAATTCAGTAGTGACTTCAGAACGCAGAACTGCATGTGTATCAAAGGTGTCACCTAGATTCACTACAAGGTCTGGTCGCTGTTCAAAGATAACTTTATCTAACCACGCTAAGAATTGCATAGCTAGATCAAAACGATTTATCTTAAGATGCGGATCGCCGATAAATAAAACTTTCAATCTACATACTCACAATCTTTTAAAACTATCTCTTCAAACATTTGATCCACTTGAATCCTAACAAGATCATCATATGTAGTATGAGTTCCTACATGACAAAAATTACTCATTAAGGGAATAGGTTTTACTAAAAGAAGACCAGCAGAAGTATATATACTTACAACATTTAAACCAACGCTGGCAGGTTGTCCATTAGCTGTATACAATCTATTGCTCTCCATTGATTTCAAAAACTGAGTATAGATATCTTGACTCATATATACAGAGTCTACATCTTGAAAATTTTCAACACACTGTGCAGCTCTTCTCTCTATCCACTCCATGCATACAGCGTGATCTGGACACCATCCAGTTGTACCATCTATGGTTGACATATTATCTTGCTTATTTCTTCTATAGAAACTGGTTTAAAATCCCATTGATCTACACCAATGTTAATTTGCTTATCGACAATCTTCCACTTCTCATGAACGTGACCGCATAGCAACCAACGACCATCGTCCTTTGGACGCCACTTAATATACTTATCATCGCCTGGATCCACTAATCTATAAGGATGATGACAGAGGTTTACTGTAGCAACTCCTGGAATATCTAGAGTAGTTTGCTCTGGAAGAACAATCCAACCCCATTCCTCGTACTTGGCTATCCATCTCTTACGACCTTCTTCACTGCGAGATTTCTTATGATAGGAATGGCAGAAGTCATGGTTACCAGGAACTAGGTATTTAGTACCGTTAAGTCTGCGAGTGTAGTCTTCAACAGGTCTAGCTGCTAAGCTAAAGTCACCTAGACAATAAACAGTATCATCTGGAGTGACTACGTCATTCCAGTTCTTGATCATCATCTCATTCATCTCTTGCACATCTTTGAATGGACGATTGCAATACTTGATTACATTTGCATGCCAGAAATGATTGTCAGACGTAAAGTAGATCACAGTTTCTCCATTAATCCGCATATCTTAAGATCTAAGTTCTTAGTGCGACATTCTTTATACAAGAACTCTAGTGCACATCTCTTGTCATCCTTACAGGATTGCTTGGCTTTCTCCATAAGAGCTATAGATGCATTTTGAGGTGCTACATTCACTGTAGCGCAACTAGAAAGTAATAATAACAGCAAATATCTCATTATTCCTCCAATGGTATATCAGAGTCGTCTATTACAACGCCAGCTACATCTGTCTGAACGGCTTCATCCTTGTAAGTATAGCACGCAGACATAATCTCATTTTGAATCTTAGGTGATGCTAGAACAAATTGCTTCATATTCTCTTCACCCCTAATAGGATCGTAGGCGCCAAACTGCCACATCTGAACGTTCTCTTTACCAGACGCTGGATTAACAGGATGGAATACAATTCCTAAAGACTTGCCAAGCTCAAAGATTTCCGAAGCGGTGTCGATGATACCATTATCGTAGTGGTACGTAAATTGTGCCATACGAGCTGGAACGCCGAGACGATTCTTCTTAACCTTAACACGAACCTTGTGACCAGTCTGTTGCGCAGCGCCAGAGATTGTCTCACCCGATTCCAAGATTCCATTCTTAGTATCAAGCTTAACGATTTCAAGCATTAGATCTGCCGCGTGCTTCAAAGCCTTACCTTCCGTGATAACGAAAGGATTACGAAGCGCCTTCATTGGATCAATCTCCATAGTGACCTGTTGAATCAAGAAGGTCATTAGGTTATATTGAGCGATGACAGGAATAACTAACTTTAGGGCAGATGGAAGATAGCTTGCACCAGTTCCACCCATCTTCTGGTCAGTCGTTTGCTTCATGTTAGTTTCTTTAGGATATCTAATTGCCTTAATAGAATCAATAACGATACCGCGGATTGGCGCTCCTTCTTGAAGAGCCTCCAACATCTCTCCCCCGACGTAGTCAAAGATTTTAAGTGGGTCATTCGACTTGCGTACAATGAGGCGCTTCGAGTCACCGCCGATCTTGATAAATAGCGGGAGGTTGAATGAGAACTCTGCATCGAACCAAATGAATATCGCATCTGCATCTCTTTTCTGGTAATCAGCAATAGCCATCATAGCTAGTAGGGACTTACCTGAGCTCTCTGGTCCATATGGAACAATGATCTTACCTGGTTGAAAGCCACCAATCTGAGTCGCCCAATTTAAGGACGGTGATCTAGTTGGCACTACAGGTGGCACATTTATATTGAGATCAGCCGCTACGGTTCCAAACTCTTCTGTTAGTTTACTTAGCCATTGTTTAGACATAGATTGCCCCCTTGTTTATAAGATAATTACTTAGATCACATAACAAATCATGCATGCTATCACCAAAAACAATTTGGTGCTTAGTTTGAAACGCAGACAATTGATCTAACAATTCTTGATCACCTATATATTGTGTCTCTTTTAAAATATTCCCTTGTTCATCCTTAAGACGATAAATAAAATTATCCATTACGCCCTATCTCCTTATTGTATTTTACCAAATTATCTTTCGCCCACAAAGGTTGTAAGTTTGTGTAATGGCAAGCCTGTTTAAACTGCTCTAAATTAGACAAATCAAATAAAGATAATGGCTTAACATGATCTACATGCCAACCGTTAATCGACCAATTATCCCAGGTCATTCCAGGTTGAAATCTAGACTCTAAATAATTCTTTAGTTCTTCTATAGAACAACCTAAGTCATCTACAGCAGAACCTATTTTAATTTTCCCTCTTATAATGTCACCAACTCTATTTCTCAAAGTATGTGCTAATTTATTGTTAATATCACTTAAGTATATTGAACAATAATCAGTTTGCTTTCTCCACTCTCTTTGCTTAATTCTCTTATCTTCAAGATGCTGAACCTTATATGTTTTTCCATATTCTAATGTACAATTTATACACCAAGAACTGTAACCGTCTTTGTACGATGGTCTAACATAGAAATCACAGTAAGATTTATTATCAAAACACTTAGAACAGATCTTCATCACATTCCTTCGTAGTTTGTCATATTTTGATCGCCATAAGCAATCTTCTTTAGATCGTCATGTGCTTGTCTCAATTGAGATAATTTGCTCTTCATTAATGATACTAAAGCCTCCGTCATGGCTCTATCATCCTTAGCTTGAAGAACATCTGGATCGATGTTTACATATTGTTTACGAGCTTCGCTAGTGTCCTTGATACCGCGCGCTTCTAGGTAGTCTTTGGCGCGTTCAAGATATGCAATTGCTTCGGCCTGCTCAACCTTCGCTTTTGCTTTAGAATCGGACTGCATTGCTTTCGCAAGTAGATTAGCAGCAACGTCTTGACCCATAATGTAATCCTGAAGATAAACAGGAGCCATCAACTTGCTAATAGTTGACAGCTCCTCTATCTTGTTTACGTAGTGGGCTAGACGAGTGATGTCTACCTTTTTGGTAATATCACTCATTGTTTTGTCCTTATGATCTTAAGAGTCTATCGGCTTCTGCCATGAAGTCATCCGTGATCGCTGAGCTTGCGGTAGCGGCAGCTTGTAGATTCCTAGTAGTCGTTCCACGAACGTTAGCAGAACTAGCTGGTGCTGCCAACTTTGTTTCGTCGATGTCGTCATCTTCATCATCCAATCTAGTAGTTACACGAGATGTACCTGTTGGTTTAGCAGCAGGCGCAGCTTGTGCACGAGGGGTTGCAGCAGTAGCCACTGGAGCAGCATATGCATTAGCTAGATTCGGTTCGATAGAGAGATCTGCATCTGGATAAGCTTCGATGATGCTAGGAAGATTGGCTTGCAATACTTCGTTCAATTCATCGTAAGTTTTAGTTTGATAAATAGCTGAAAGATCATAAGCTAAGTTATCGTAGTTCTCTACAACAGCATCAGAAAGCGGAGAACGGTCATCTACGAAAGAGACCTTTCCAGAAGCTTCTTTAAGACGAGTTTGTACTTTCTCTACATCATACTTAGTATCGCGGAATTGACCGGTAGCATTAGAACGAATGATATCGAACCATACGCCAGAATCATCATCAGCACTACCCAAAGAGGTAGGATCCTGATTGTAATCTTGGATATACTTGTTCATCTTCTCTTTCATGTCTTTGTGAGCTGTAGATTTAAGCTCTAATAGACCTACTTCGCCTGAACGATCTGCTGCGTTATAAACGTAGACAGTCTTAGGGATGATATTGCCAATAAGTTCTTGCAAACCTTTCATGCGATTCTTGATCTCTTCTTTCGGAGTATCAAGCGCTTCAAGTTTACCAGTCATGGTTTCAGCACGTTGCTTAAGCAATTGAACGAATTCATTTACTGGGCAGCGTTTTTCAGATGTGAGGGATGATGCGAATGGACGAGCACGTCCAGATTCTGGGTCAGTTAATCCCCAGATGATTTGCCATTTGCGGTACGGATAGCCGTTAGAAGCTTCTCCGAATGGTGGTAAAATGCGGAAGACATTATGTCCGTCTTTTACTTTGTGGCGTTTCCACTCTTTTCTTGATTTGAGGGAATCCATATTCAATTTGATTTTAGTGTTATTACTCATTATTTTCTCCAAGGGTTTTGTTCAAAGGCCGTTATTGGCTTAGGTATATTATACCACGTTTACTCTTCAGGGTGTATGTCTTCGTCATGATCTTCTGTGCAATATTGACAGACGTTTTCTTCACATATCGCACAGGTTTCGTTGGTTGCAACGCCACATTGATCGCATAGATCAAACTTTACTACTTTATTCATTTTAATCTTCGTTCGAGACCGCAGGTTTACCAACAGTCTTCTTAGGTTTACCAGTCAAATAAGATTCAACATCCTTCTCATCGATGAGATCTAGACCAGCTGCATAGAACGGGGTTGTAGATTGTAAGCTACCTACATAGTGAATTAACTTAGTATTTAAAGGTCGATTCTTAAGTTCATGCTCCAAGTACTTATCAAAGATCTGAGGATACTCGTTCTTGAGAATGTTATTTAGAACTACAGAGAGATCTGCGTTAGTCTTACATGGAAGACCTTCGTAGTTCAATAACCTAATTTTGAACACATTCATATCGTGGTCGTATTTCTCTGCAATAGAGCCTAAGACCTCGCGAAGATGGTTGATACCTGTCTGACCGTGTTTTGGTGCTTTCTTCTGATTTGCTAAGATTTGCTCCATAAAGTCCGGTTGACCGATTACGATCTCACCTTTTTCTAAGTCCCTATCTGGTGCCTGATTTACTACTACGAATTTTGCCATTTCATTTCTCCTTGTTATTCAACTCTTTCGATTTCTTCAATTATTAAGCAAACTGGTGATTTCCAGCCCGCCTTTAATTTTCCTCGAACATACACTATGCAGTTCTTGTCCCAACCTAAAGCTTTTTTAGAATCCCACTGCGTACACTCAAGTGTTGTAAATCCGTCAGAGAGATAAACCGAAAGTTTAGACCACGGTTTACCGCTCTTCTTAGAAATACCCTTGGTAGCAGTAGAAGACTCGAATAAGAGGATCATACCTACCTCTTGTTCAAACTCCCTCTTCAATAGTCCCTCTGCTACTTTAATCGTAGCCAATACTGGGGTTCCGCCCATTAGAAGTGGAATACCTGAGCGACCTGTGTCTTTAAGTGCTGGCCACTTACCTTTAATGATGTTTACAATGTCAGGATTGCTGAGCAAGTTTTTATTAAAAGCTTTGTTAAATTCTTTCTCCATCAAGAAGATAGAGAGCGGATCGAAAGAGAACACCTCTGGTTGAAGCTTGATCTCTTTACCTCTCAACTGCTTATATGTCTCAATGAATGCCTTACGACGTTCTGGATAGCTTTCAATAGACATATCCATCATGTCATCTGCTCCACGTCCCTTAATGAGATAAGAGATACCGCCAGAATTAACCTTAGCATGATCAATACGTGCAACGAAATCAGCTAGCGTTGGGAAAGGTCCTTTTAAACAGAGCTCTTTAACAACCGCTGGACCAACACCCTTAATAGCAGAGAGTGGAGTTACAATGTACTTCTGACCCTCAATCTCACGAACCTCGAACTTGTTTGTTGGATACTTAAGTGAAGGTGGACGAACCATGTCGCCCAACTTAGACATATAGCTTCTAAGTTTAACTTCATCATCTTTGTACACATTAAGAATACTAGCCCACCATTCATAAGGATGATGGTGCTTTAAGTACATGGTGATATAACCTAACTCACTATAAGCATACGAGTGCGACTTGTTGAATGAGTATCGAGAGAAGGCTTGAATCTGTTGACAAATTGTCTCAATAGCATCTTCATCCCATCCACGGTTACGACAACTCTTACGGATACGATCATAGCAAGCCATGATAACATCTGTTTTCTTTTTGGCAATCGCGCTTCGGATGGCGTCTGATTCTTCCCAAGAGTAACCTGCGATTTCTACTAGAAATCTCATAACCTCTTCTTGGTACACGAAGACGCCGCAACTATCCTTTAGGATTGGCTCTAGATCGTCGTGCAAGTACTCTAGATTCCTCACACCATTCTTAATGTCCATGTAGTACTGTGCTGCCGTTGTGTTGTAGAGAGGTGCATCTAGCGCTCCTGGACGAGCCACGGCTGTAAAGTCCATTAGATCCTTACGACGGACAGGCATAAACTCTTGAATCATACCCTTAATCAAGTCTGTATTGAACTGAAATGATGAATCTGTTTCTTTGTTATAGAAGTCAGTGTAAATATCCTTATCCTCTGGCAACCTATAGATATAAGGCATACCTTTGACTTCTTCAAGATAATCAACCTGCTCTTTAACGAGAGCTACACAGTCAGAAACAGCAGTGAGGGTTTTAATACCCAAGATATCGGCCTTCACTAAACCACACGTCTGGACCATATCCGCATCATACTGAGTACATACGATATCGCCAAGCTCTTTATCCTTCATCACCATTGTAGGAACACGATCAGCTGCTAGATCTAGTGTAGAGATAACGAACGCAGAAGCGTGTCGAGACCAGCCACGGATCGTACCGATAAGCTTCTTAACCATCTTCTCTACATCAGGATATGTAGCGAAGAAGTTAGCAAGATTCTTATTAACCTCTACCTGACCAGCATTATAGTTACCCTCTTGATCCGTGTAACCATATAAGAATCCGTACTCGTCATGGACCTCTTGTCCAGAGTCTGGAATAGAATCACAGATGGTCTTAACTTCAAAGTCATTCCTGTTACGCCCATATAAAGCAAACATAGAATCTTTGATAGCATTCTTCGTCTTCATCTTCTGGAATGTAGAGATCTGAGCAAAGCCCACACCATACTTCGTGCGAAGGTAATCAATAATTAGGGCCCTAGCACGATCACCAATGTCGGCGTCGATGTCTGGGAATGAACCAGCTCTAATACGAGCATGAGATAAGAAGCGCTCAAACGGTAAGTTAGCAGCGATAGGATCAACATGTGTAATCTTTAGATAGAAAGAGATAAGTGATCCGCCAGCAGAACCACGGGCGATGTTCTGTAAGATTCCCTTAGATCTAGCGAACCTACCAATGTCTTCATACAGTAGGAAGTATGGGATAAAGTTGAGGGTTGCATTCTTCATGATGACATCAAGCTCTTGTCTGAAGCGAGCCTCATATATAGGATCATTGCTCCAACGACCGTGCTCATTGATGAGCTGCATCATGTAGTAATAAGTTTGAGTATCATAGTCAGAAGTCTTAGCTGTAATAGACTCTGGTATTGCGATCTTGGGGAGGTGGTATTCGAATTTAACTTTAATATCAGCAGCTGCAGCAGCAACTTCGTATGTATTTTCGATCCATGTATGGAAGTTCTCTTCGGTGAGCCAGTCCCCAAGATGACCTCTAAGTTTTGAAAACATTTCTTCCGCCCTAAGTTGGTGGTAAGACTCGTAGAAGTACCATCCGTTAGAGTTACCGTTTTTAAGAAGGCAATCTTGGATGATCTTATCTTCAGGTTTAATAAAGTGAGCGTCAGTAACAGGAATACATTTGCCACCGTGTTTGTCCACCATTTCTGCCAAGAATATATTGTAGTGCTTTTGTTTGTTACCATCGCAAGAACATTCATCTCCTGGGATGGGGTCAAAACTCCCAGTTGTTTTATTAAAGTTATGAGTGACATCGTTACAATGGAACTCGACATATAATTGATCTCCGAATATATCTTGATACATCAAGTATAGCTCTTCTGCTCTAGCCTTATTGCCATCCCAGAACGCCTTACCGATAGGACCAGCAATACATCCAGTACCGAACTTAATTCCAGCCTTATGTTCCTTAATCTGATCGAATGTAACGCGAGCCTTCACAGAGCCGTAGAATGAAACCGTATCATTGTAAGCCAATGATGAAAGCTTCATGAGATTATGATAACCTTCAGTGCTTGCAGCCCATGCAGTAATATGAAAGTGACTCTTATCTTCTGCATTGAGCTTTACATACAACTCTACTGCTGGTATTAGAGTTACAGCGTCTAAAGCATGATCTGTACCATGCTCTTTATTGTATGCCTTAATGAAATCTTTAGTCTTCAATGCATCGTACATTGAGATAGCCGTACCGTGATCGGTTACAGCCAGAGCTGGAGTACCTGTCTCTAAACACCATCCAACCCACTCTTCGGGCGATGGGACTGCATCTAACAGTGAATATTTTGAGTGGTTATGCAGTTGTGCTGGTTCTTTAAATCTTGCCATGCACTGATTATACAAAAAAGAAAAGGCACAGGTTTGACCCTATGCCCTCTCCGTCAATGATGCGGGTCGAGTAGAATTTTAGTAAAAGCGACTAAAGCTTTGTTGAGTATTGCAAGGAGAGCATGCACCGTTAAGTGGCTCTAAACGAACGTGAGGCTTATTATGATGTTGTGAACCGAAGTTAAAGTGAAAGATTACGTTAGTACCTTGGATAGTACTGATGTCAAGTTCTAATCCACATTGATAGTCATAGATCTGTTGATTGGCCATTGCTTGAAGGATACCAGCGAAGAAGCTTCTTAAGTAGAGATTATCACCATTGCGTCCACGTAGATATACAGAGTTAGCAGTTCCAGTTCCTTGAACTAAGAAGTTAAACTGTAATTGTCCTGCAGCAGCTGCAGCTGATAATGCACCTTGAAGGGTAGCATAGTTACCAGTTGGAGCAACACCCGCTTGAACTTGATTTACAGCGGAAGTACCACCTAAAGTTCCAGCAGATACTGGGAGGATAACTGGTCCAACTATGTTGTTGTTCATGTCAACGATGTCAGCAGTTGAAGAAGCAGAGATAGGAGATCCTGAGATAGAACTCATTGCTAAAGCAACTTTAGCAGCCACTTGAAGTGTGCCGTCGCCGCTTAAGATAGTAATTGGAACCATAGTTCCGGATACTGGAGGAGCAATCTCTCCGTTAACGATGAAGTACATAATGTAGTTCACGCTTGGGGTTGCATAGCTAAAGTATTTACCGGCTACACCAACGCCAGTGCTGAGGTTCAAACCGTTTCTATCACCTAATGCTAGGGTAGATTGATCGGCTGTACCAGCGCCTACGAAGGCAACTCCGGCAGCAAAAGCTGCATCCATTTGTTGGGAAAGACCACTCGGGCCATTAAAATAGGAATCTCTTAAACTCATAGGGTCTCCTTAAGACTAGGTTGACCCATTCTATCAGGAGTTAGCGCCTGAGCTGGGATTTACGTCCCCACTCTGGATCTCCTCAAGCTTCTCTAATAGGAAGCTAATTTTAGCTTGTTCATACTTAATTGAGCTAGAGTATCCAGCATTTAAGTCTTTTACGATCTGCTTAGCCTGAGCTAACTTCTCGTTAGCTGCACGGTCTTCTCTAAGGTCCTTGATCTTGATCTCAGCCTTAACAATAAGGTCTGCTGCTACGTCTTCATTTACATTTTCATGGTTCTCTACGAAAGACTTACTAAGAACTTTTTTTGCCGATTCAATACTTGCCATTTTTTAAACTTCCTTCAATATGAGATTTAATTGCTCTAGCTCTTTCTACTATCTGTTCCAAACCCTTGGTCTTCTTTTTAGCGATATACTTTCCAAGAATTTTTTTCCAGTCAGCGGGAATAATGCCTTGCATTACTGCCATCTCAAAGCCATAAAGTTCTTCTGTGTATTGTATTGTTAGACGAGCTATTCTTTCAGAACTTGTCTTTTCGTTGTGGCACGTATCACAAATGACTTGGAGGTTATCGGGCCCGCAGAAGAGCCTAGCGATAAAGTTATTCCAGTCAACAAATCCATCTTCCACAGCAACAACAGGAGAGATGTGGTCGACTGCACTTGAGGTACTGTTAGACCATTGGCTACAAGTGCCACAGAGATATTGAACAGCATCTTTTTTAGATCTAGATCCATCTTTGTTGTATTTTGCAACTTCTCTCCTTGACTTCATCATGACTTCTTTAACGATAGGACTTCGAGAGAAGGTTCTTCTTAAAGCTCCCCTAATAGCAGAATTTTGATTGTATTTAGGTTTCTTCAATGTAGTTTTCATATTTCTCCAAATAATACGCACCATTTTTTAAAACAGCAGGGGAATCTTTAGCAAGTCCCAATATAAAATTACAATTACTGCACAGTAATCCGCGCACTTTACCCGTACTATGACAGTGATCTATAGATAATCTTTTATTTGCACTAGGCGGTAACTTGCACATTGCGCAACACTTATTCTGCCTATCTAACATTTGATTATACTGATCAAACGTCAAACCGTATTTCTTTAAGTCATTACGCAATTTTCTAGGTAAGTTATTCTTATGATAATCGGCCTTGTAGGCCTTTTGATGTTCTTTGTCTCTGTATGTAAAATTGTTTTTTATTGTACAAGTTTTACAAGCAGAAACAAAAGTATTTCTATCCTTGCGAACATAGAATTCGCTAGTTGGTTTTTCTTCTTTACATGAAGTGCATTTTTTGGTAGTCATAGAGTGATTATAACAGATCACACCCTTAAACATTAACCCAACTTATACTGCGTTGTTTTCGCCGTCTTTTTTAATAGATTGACCAGACGTTACACCGGCGAGTTTTGGACTTGGATTAGCAGAAACTTGAGGTCTCAATTGACCGGATTTTGTCTGCGGACCCGATCCTCTATAATGATTACTACCCATAACGTCGTTAGCATGTCTAGGATCGCCACCTTGATACTTTTTAGGTTTTACGCTAGATGCATCACCTTCACGTGTTTGTTCAGGTGTATGCGGCTCATGAACAGCTTTCTCAACTTCTTCAAGACTCCACTGACCATTCTTATCTGTCTTCATAACTTCGATCTTTGGTTTCATTGGCTTAGGATTCTTGAGTTGTTGAGCAACCTTAGCTGGATCCTTATTAGATGAGGGCGATACACCTGGCATCTTAACTGGCTTTGGAGCCGCTGCCTTAGAGGACATAGAGATAGGCTTTAGTGTAGGTGTTTTGACTGCAGGAACTAGGGAGCTTTTAGCATCAGCCTTGGTCGACAGTAGGGCCTTTTTGAGTTCTTCTAACTTATCGAGAAGGTCTTGCATAACCTTATTATATCAGCTCTGGAGATTAACCGTAGAGACTCCATTACGCTTCTCAATATTCAACACATTAGAGAAATGAGCCTTAACTTCGCTAGAATGATCTATTACCACTACCTGTCTATTGCGAGAGATTGTCTCTAGGAGCTCAACGATAACTTCTCGGCCCGTTTCATCTAGATCATGGAAAGACTCGTCTAGGATGATCGGGGACATCGATATACCGAATTGGCGTTCCATGACATCTATGAGGGCAAAATCTACACATAGAGACAAAGCCCTAAATTCTCCACCAGAAAGACTGCCTATAGAGATGTCCTTACCGTCCATAACAAGGTGCTCAGAGAACTTGGCGGTAGTGTCCCCGCGAACGTTCTCCTTGTAGGATTTGAGCTTGTAGGTAAGGTTACTCCACTGTTCATCTACATAGAATTGAACCTTCTCGTTAAAGGATTCTATAACAGAATCAAGTATATACGCCTGGGCCCCAGTAGGTGAATACATGGTCGAAACTGTTTTGTAAAGCTCTATGCTGCGAGATATACTATCCTTAGTTGCTAGGGCCTCAGTCCGACTTTGTTCTAAGCTATTAATCTTCTTAGTTAATTCTAAGTTATTTTGTAGTTTTAAAGTGAGTTGTTTGATGTCTTTCTGCTTGCTGTTGATCTGGTATTGAATAGAAGATGAACGATTGTTAGCAGCTTCATAATCTCTAGACTCGTCGCGCTTCTTCTCTGCTAATCTTATAGATAGATCATTAACAGAGGATGCGTTTAAAAGAGCGGCGTCACACATATCTATGGCGGTCTTTGTAACTAAAAGTTCTTTCCGTAGGGCATCGGTCGTAGCACGATGCGCAGCTTCTGCAGCAGAGTTATCAAGTTCATTTCCACACGCATCGCATTTGTCGCTTCCGTTAAATGGTTTAATTCTTGATTGAGTTTTTCTATATAGTTCATGAAGCATCTCCCTTTGAGTTCTTGCCTTAGTAAATTCAGTCTTCTTTGCCGCTATATCGTCTTCAAGCTTCTGATACTTACTAAGATCAGGTCTCTGTACGGATTGAGCAATAGCTAGCTCTGCAGATAGATTTGCAACAACCTGCTCAGCCTCAGTGATCTCGTCTCTTACCATCTCTTCATTTACTAATGATTCGCTGTATGCGGATACCTTAGATTCTATAGAACTTAAAGCAGTCTTTACGGCACCTAATTGTTCATCTAAAGCTTTCACCTTTGCGTCTGCAGCACTCTTACACAAAGAGAACTCCTCTAAGTTTAGGAGTTGAAGTAGAAAGGTCTTCTTCTCAGAGTCGTTGCTAGATAGAAATCTAGATGTTCCACCTTGAGCAGTATACATGGACATAATGAACTGATTGTAGTTTAATCGTAATGTGGCTTCCCAACCTTCTTGAGTTACAGTTAGAGGTTCAAAAGTGCCATCAGCCACCTGTCGTGAGAAGGTAACGCCCTTAGGCCTCGATCGCTTAACCATGAATCGATCGCTGCCCACTTGCAGTACGACCTGTACTGAGCCACCTTTAGATCCCCTTCGAACAATTTCCGTTGCAGTAATTTTTCTAGGAAGCTTATCAAATAGAGCGAATGTGATTGCGTTAAATATTGCTGTCTTGCCTGCACCATTTGCTCTTCCGACATCATGATTCCACCCCTGCACTAACATGAGACCTGTATCTTGAAACTCTACAAATGCGTCTTCAATGCTTAGAATATTATTAATTTTAACCGATAGTATCTTCATTTAGGCGTCCTAATCAGCATTAGATCTTCTCCATCAAAGAGATCGTTCTTATTAATAACTACGTCTACGAACTCTTTAGTTAGCTCTAACTGTATTAATAGATAGAACAACATAAAGGCACTATTGACCTTTTGATGATTTTGTTCTGCAAATAGATAAAGTGGTTGGTAGTTCATCGTTGCTTCTTAATATAACTAATGTGCGATATTGGATGTTCGCCTGTTCCATCTGGACTTCGTGTATAAGAAAACTCCTTAAAGGGTTTAATCTTAATCTTCCACATAAAAGACATGATAAATCTTGCAACTACTTCCCGCTTGTGATAAGACCAAGTGGATATGTCGTGCTCTATCTCTTCATTCATTATCTTTTACTTGGCGGTTTTCCAATGACAAGCTCCTGCTTATCGTTATACACGAGCCATCCCTCTTCCAGGCATGTCTGTAGCGAGTAATGCTGGATCAGTCTAGGGACTTCGACTTCCCAGAAGTATTCAGTCTTGCGAGCCTGATTATTCTGCTTTTCGTCCGGGTCTGTTCTAACATTAGTAAAAGGATCTATGACTTCACGAGTTACTTGAGATCCAGCGCCTGGGAATTGCTTCTTAGCGACACCGCTACACTTGCAGGTTATCTGCTCGAGTTTTGGAGAAGCATACTGAGTAGTCTCTTCCCCGCAGGTTTCACATAAGAAACGAAACTTAGGCATATTAGAATGTCAAACCTATGCTTGCGCCTATAAGGCCATTTTGAAAGCCGAATACGCCAACAGTTAAAGGACCTAGAATTGGTTTGGTTATAGAGAGTCCATATGTAGGTATACCGGGACTTGTTACGTTTTCACCAGCAAGTAGGGATATAGTGACCTTACTAGAACCTCTATCAATTTCCTTAGTCTCAGTCTTTGTAATGTCATCAGTCTTTTTATCATCGACTTGAACATCTTTCTTATCTGCTATAACAGTCGTCTTTACTTTTGTTCCATCAGGTTTGTCTGTTTCAGTGATAGTAGTAACCTTGTTGTCTTGAGAATCAACTTGCTTATCCTCAGTCTTCTTTTCGACTTCAACAGTTTTAGTTACAACTTTCTCTGGAGCACTGTATCTACCTACAGCAAAAGCACCTACAAGGGCGATTAATGCTATAATTACTATCTGTTTAGTGGTCATATTACTCCTGTCCTACGATACCTGTATTAGGGTCCATCATAGTTTTAAATGCGTCGCGAGCGATACCTAATTGGTTCTCGAAAGCTCCGTCACGTGGGGTAACAACAATTCCGCCTAAGGTGATCAACAGTGATGCTACAGAGAGAGCGTTACCTAAACTCACCCTACAGACCTTCGCAGGTTCAATAATACCTGCTTGATAAGGATTAACAATCTTGTGCGCATTGGCGTCGAAGATATACTGAGGTGGTTGCTTCTGACCAACAATGTGTCTCTCTAAAGCATTCCACACATCTGTGAAATCTTCACCGCAGTTAGATAATAGAACTTCAAATGGAGCTCTAAGAGCATGAATCATGATGTCCCAAGACAAGGGACGATTTTCCGTCTTAGCAATAATGTCCGAAAGCACTAAATGAACTCCACAACCGCCAGGAATAATACCTTCGGCGATAGCAGAACGTACCGCTTCAACTGCATCTTCAACACGCGCTTTTTTCTCTCTGGCTTCTAATTCAGATCCGCCACCTACCCAGATAGTAGAAACGCCACCGGTCAATTTACTGATAGCGGCTTTAGCGAACATCTTTTGACGCTCATCTGGAGCAACTTCCGCAATAGCTTTTAGTTCAGCGATACGAGCTTCAATCTTCTCATGATTCTGTTCTGATGTAACGAACGTCTCGTACATATTAATCTTAGCATTAATGAAAGAACCAAATGCTTCGTCTAGTGTATCTTCTGCTGCATAGAACTCTAAGTTAGCAACATCAACAACGTCGGCATCCGTATATGCAGCCATGTCATACAAGAACATAGAGCGAGAGTTGGCAACGCCTCCAAGTGGAGTCTTAACTGGAATAATAGAATAACCACCCTTAGTTGATTTAGCCATCTTGTCTAAAACTACGTCAGAGAATCCATGCGCAAACACAAGGATAGGTCTTCCATACATGGGTGAATCTTCTGCTCCAACAGCTTGTTGGATAGCAGCTGGAACCTTAAGATCGTTCATCGTTCCGTCGTATAGGAACACAAGACCGTTATCAAGCTTAGCTTGCTGACCAGCACGATCGTTGATGAAAGCTAAACCAATAGAACCGATATCTTTAAGACCGCTAGTTACTATACAACCATCGATCGTTTCGACTCTGATTCCTGAGTCATCTGCTTCCTCAATGAGTACTTGACCATCTTCACCTGCAGCAATAACTGCGTCAACGGCTGCAACGGCGATAGCCGCATCTCCATTAGCGCTAATAGTAGCAACATTGATAAGTTCATGACGTTCCTTTACTGGTTTCGCGTGCTGCTTCAAGAACGGCACGATAGTGTTTTCGTATAAGCTATTGAGTTCATTAACCATACGCTGAGGATTGTATTTGGGATTCTTTTCTAAGAACTCTAAACCTTGATGCGTAATAGCGCTAGCAAGGACAATAGCTGTAGTTGTACCGTCTCCTGCCTGTTTAGCGGTACGGAGGCAAATTTCCTTTGCAGACTCGATAATGAGGTTAGCTTCTGCATTTGCAACTCCTAAACTCTTAGCAACGGTAACTCCGTCCTTTGTTACAAGAGGAGACAAGCCGTCGCGCTCTAAGATGACTGGGCGTCCGCCCGGTCCTAGAGTAGCTCCTACAACTTGAGCCATCTCACTGATCGTGTCGTTCACGATCCTGCGAATCTTCGCTCTATCTGCTGTAATGCTCTTAGCTTTACTTTTCTCGTATATCATTCGTCGTCTCCAAATTCTTTAGGGTAAGCACCCTCTTCCATACAAAGATGGGGATAGGTTGCTTTGACATAGGCTTCTCCAACTTGATCCAGATGTAGGTAAGAAACTATTACATACTTCTGTTTATCTAATGGACCTGTAAGTGCCATCTGTATTATACTTAATGGCGCCAAAGTAGCTAATATGTACTTTTTAGATGCTAAGTCATTTATCATGTCTATTAACTTCATTGCGACTTTTTCAATATACTGTCCTTCACATGCACCACCAAAATAGAAACATGGCGCTACACGTCGATAGCAAGCATAAGCATTGTGACCAGTTTTAAATTGAAGTTTATGCAATAAACTAGCGAGTCCTTCGTGACCCTTAACTTCATCCCATTGATACAGGGTAGTCTTAGCTCTATTATGAAGAGCTTTTCCCGCTTCATCAGAGAAACAGGATCTCATAGCTGGATAGATATCATCCATCAAGAAACTTTGATTACCTACTTGACTAGGAGTACCACTACTTATTAGGTTTAGTACTGCCTGGCTTATTGACTTTTTTAGTGCTAACGGGTTTCCGCTGTTTGACGGCATTGTCCATCTCCTTGTTATATTCTTTTACTACCTTCTCATACTTCTTAATCTGCTTAGAGTCGTTCTCAAAGCCGAAGAAACTATGACCTAATTTAAGTGCTGCTTTAAGTGAACCTGTTCCACCGCAGTAAGGATCGAATATAACTGAGCCTGGCAAACAATCTGTCATCCTAATTAGGAGTTCTGCTAGGTCAACTGGATATGCCTCGTCCAGTGAACCTGTTTCAATTTCCCAGGTATTACCTGGACAAGACTTATCGTCTTCAGTCTTCATATATTCCCTGATAGGCAGTCGATCTAATTTCCAGACATTGCCGTTACAGAAGTGAAGAACATACTCATGTGAGTTAACTAAGTTAGTTTCAGAGCGCTTGCCTGGATACCAGGTCTTTTGAATCACTATATTGTCGATGTGAGTAAAGCCAGCATCAGCCATCATCTTAGCAATCTCGAATGGACGCCATTTGGCCTCAATTGGAGCGTAGCATATTAGGAACACGATTCCATTGGGAACCATATAGTTCTTGAGCTTAGCTGCAAACTCCTTGAACTTAACAGGATCGTAACCGTCTCGCTTCCTAATGGGAACACGCGAGATGCATATCTCTGTATTCTTAGGCCAAACGGCACTTGGACTCATAGCGTCCTGGTTATGAATTCGAACGTTAGTTTGAAAGATGTTTGAAAGATTGTCCAAGTATTGCTCCGTAGGGAGCATTATACTTAGTTAGACGTCATTGCAATATCTATGCTCACCAAGAATGTCGCAACATTTCTTGTCATCATAGTAATAGAAAGGTTTAGCCATCACAGCATCAACATAGTCCTCTAGATTCAAGGCCTTAACGACAGCGTTAGCCCAATCCCATCCAGAGCGAGACCAGACGACTACAGCATTACCAATAACCTTATGTCGCTTAAGACGCTCAATATGAACATGGTGTGGAACTACTTCGCCTTGAAGAAGACTTCCCTCAATGCCGATATAGATCTTCTCATGATCCCTATCTGCTTCCCACTTCCAATGGATCAAGGTGTCGTCTACATCGAAATATGCTACATTATTGTTTTCAATCTTTATCATTTAAAGCCGCCTCAAACACACTATAGAAATTACTGTCCCTTATGTTACGAGCTGTTTGCGCTATATTAGGTTCATGCAAGGAGAACATAACTTGAAGTATAACGAAACCATTCTCTATTCTCCAATGGTTGTTACCGTAACCTGCACCCATAATCATATAGTTATTACTCTGACTTAGACCATTCATCCCTGTAAGTTCTGGATGAAACATTTGAAATATGTTGCTAGTTAAATCCGTACCAGCACAGAAACTTAAATGCTTAGCCTTTTCAAGAGGTAATCTTACGCTACCACTTACAGATAAGCTAACACCATTAGATGGATCTGCTTGAACTACCATAGTGCCCAAATCAAAGAATGGTACGCCTTCATTCATTATATCGATCACATCACCTATCGTCCACATCTAGCACCTCACTTAACTGTTCATCTATCAACGCATTAAAGCGTTTCCAAGCCTTGTTTTTATTAAAATCTATAAATTCTTCTATTGTTCCAACAAGGGCATAAGAGACTTCTATTTCGTGAAGAAGCATAGTCTTACTAGAAAAGCTTTGAGAGCGATTTGTACAGAAGGCGTTAGGACCAAGGTCTAACCAATTTTCCAGTGAACCTTGTGGATTCATTCTCATCATGTATGATTCTGATAATGCTAATCTAAGATGAAGTCTAGTAGTGGGTTGTGACATCTGTGTCATGATTGGACCACCCATAGAAGGTACGGACTGTACGCCTCCAAATTGTTCTATGTGAAAATCTCTAAGACAAGGTCCAAAGATTTCTGTTAATACTAGTTTAAGTTCTAGCATTATATCTACATTACTCATGTCTTGCCTGTACTTCCAAATCCGCCAGCTCCACGAGTAGTATTAGTATCTACTTGCTCTACCTGCTCGATGAAATATTCGGGCGAGTAAGGGCTCATGATCATTTGTGCAAGCTTCTCACCCTTCTTGATAACGATCGGGTTGGTGCGCATCAACGGGTAACCGTCCTCATCCAAGCGATCCATTACCCAAATATTAGACATGACGACGTGTGGAATGCCGCGATACTCTTGATCGATCACACCTGCGAATACTAAGAGCCCTTGTGAACCAAGACCAGATTTCGAAGTGATCTCCGCCCACGTTCCTGCTGGGAATTGAAGCCTGATGTTGAGAGGGTGTTTTGCAAGCTGGCCAGGGTAGATTGCAATATCCTCAGTTGCGTAGAGGTCAAACCCCGCGTCGGTTTGGTTTGCTTTATAGGGCAATTTGCCTCCATTGAGTATTTCGACTTTGATCTTAAAATATCTATTTCTAACTTGTTCAATTGTTCCCTCTTTAAATTCATTACTCATAAATCTCTCCGTGATGGATTTATACAGATAGACATACGTACATAGTGGTTAATAATTATTTTTCAAGCCGCGTGAAAAACATACGCTTCGTGGGTATCATAGAGAAGGGTTTTGTTAGTCAATCTATCTTTTAGAAACCTTAGTTGCGCTTTAGTTAGTCTCGCGCGCAAGCGCGCGTGTTCGTTTGCTTCGCAAACGAAGATAGCCCTATAAGGCGCTTTAAATCTTAGGATGTTGTAGGTGGGCTCCCATAAACCTTGTGATAGTATAGTTAGATGAGTATCAAAGATGACTTCGCGACATATGTAGACGGAAATAAACTGATGACCCCTAACCCACAACCGCAACCACCGGTTGGTAAGGGATCAGATAATGGACCGATGTATACCAGCGAGTACTTCATAATGCTCAAGAAGACTGGCAACCTAACCCCTCAAGATCAAACGGATTTTGATACTAGAATGGGTTCTTGTGTAGACTCTAATGGATTACTTAACAGAGCTCCAAACGATACTGATCAAGAAGAACCAGACGATTTCTACGGGGCTACTAACGGCATGGCTGAGATGGGAAATACCGCGTTACCGAGGAAGATGCTCGGAGCTATCTTCAGATATTTTGGTTGCATGAACAATAACTCTCCTGGAACCTGGACTGCTAACTCCTTCATGGCCAGACAGCCTCAGATTATTGCAGCTATGGCTGCAGCAGCTTTCCCAAGTCTAGAAGATCCTCTACACTACTTGATTAGATTAGCTTTCTTACCATTCTTCCTATACAGCGCTATCATCCTAGCATTAAGCTGTATCGGTACAGACATAGGTAACACAGATGCTAGACGACTAGCATGGCACTTAGGAAATAACGTTAGTAAGGTTAGTTTATTGAATAAGTTGGGTTACAAGATCTTTATGAATCGTCTTCTAAAAGATTATCCAAATGGGATGAAGGACGTTGCATCCATATACTATCAGCCGAAGAATACAAACCCTTACGCCAAATACTGGGTTGATTAGGAAGACCGAGAAGGTCTAAGCGTATAATTTCTAATTTCCATAGAAGCCTTATTAGGTCACTATACGCGTTGCTTGCTTCTTGTGAATTAAGATTCATCGTGTGCATAAACTTGGTGATCTCTATCGGGCTCGAACCGATAACCGTACCTTTTAGAGGGGTCCGCTCTAACCAATTGAGCTAAGAGATCATTTACAGTGGGAAAATGTTATGTCGAACTTACTCTCAATATATTCATAGTGCTGAGTTTCCCAAGAGAAATAATAGCACATGGTTAAGAGCATTCCGAGGATTATAGTTAAGTATACAGTTCGTTCAGTCATAAAATTGATGTAGCCGAGTTTATTTTCCCGTAGGGACGGCATTTACCCAGCGCACGTCACGCGTTGGCACTACAATCTATTTATACTAATTAAAGAAGAGACTTATCCTTGAGTTGCTGAGTAGCATTCGGCCCAAAGAACGCATATGCGGTTATCTTGTTACCAAGATCCGGCTCTATGAATTCTGCTCGCTGATGCTGATAGTTGTTGCATACACCGTAGTAAGACATATCTCCGCGAGAAGATGGATTATCCTTTAGTAATATAAGGTAACCATTTGTCCACAGGGTGTGAGGGTTCTTCTTCATGAACTCAGCTACTGCATGAGCAGATTGAACTGCTTGCTGCGATGCCGTTAGCTTTTGATTCACAACGACATAGAGTTTCTCTTTAGACTCCGGGTTCATCACCTCTAGGAGCCAATTGACGTAGTCCATGTCAAGGCCATTGCCGCTATCACATTGCTCTAGAGTGCGACCTCGTGCAAGGCAATAAGCGACATGCTTGTGTCTATATTGTATAGAAAGTAACTCTACACTCCAGGCACCGATATACTTATCGTGGTGCGGATGAGATGGCTTTCTAAGTTTCTTTTGTTGTCTGATTGTTTTTGCAATACCCTTGAGGTCTTGCTTGAGTTTTGATATTTGTGTTTTCATTTTAAATCCTTTATAAGTTGATAGTATTGAAGTCTATGCGAAGCTTAATAGGATTTAGGGAGGACCAGTAATCTATGACATATAACCTTTCTTAAAGTTGGTGGCAGGAGATGGAATTGAACCTCCGACCTCCTATCAAGATTGCTCCCGATAGGTGCTCTTTCACTGAGCTAACCCGCCGTAGATTTGATTATACCACAATTTTTAAATTGGTTGTTGAAAAAGAGCTTGTTCTGCTAGACGTCTACGTTCTAGCCCGTCTACCACGTGTCCGCCAGCTACGTCCCATTTAGGGAATTGAGCAGCAGCACCATCATAGTCACCTGAGTTAAGTAACTTAAGTAGAGTAGATCCGCCAAGACCTCCAACGCCTTCATTGTAGGCAAAGGATACTAAGGCATCGAATTGATTCTGGTTTACAGGTACTGTAACTAGATTAGTAACGTGAGCAGCCTTCTGATTCACTTCCCACTCTAAGTACTGCGAAGCTTGATCCTGAGTAATAGTGGAATCATCCATCGTAACGGAAGTTCCATCTGGATAAAGGATAGTTCCATAACCAATGGTAGGAATACCAGCTGAATCTTTATATGGGTCAAGTTTTAGACCTTCGAAAGAGATGATTAGATTTAAACCGTTTTTACTTATTTGCATATATAGATTCTATCAGGGTTTGTTGAGACCGATATCATTCTCAAATTCTTCATCTGTGTACACATCATTTACTAGACTTTGGATTCCAGCTCTAACTGCATTAGCGATAGCAAGATTTATACTATTTTGAAGTTCTCGTTTTGCTTGATCTATGGTCATATACTGAAAATCTGGTACGTACATTTGTCCGCAGCTCATAGCAGCACTGTGAGCATTATTTATAACTTCTTGCTTTGGTCTACGAAAATTCATATCACTTTAACCTTATCAGTGATCTCTTGATAGTATCCAACTCTATTAAAACCATGTCGACTTAACATTGTCGATCCCATGGGGATATAGTCCAAGATGATGCACTTGGTCTTTGTACCCTGCTTACGTAAACCACGTCCAACTGCTTGAGTAACTGGTCCCTTACTTGCAACGAAGTTAGCTAGAACTAAGACATCTACATTCTGAGTATCAGAGCCTTCACCGATCTTCCCATCAGTTCCAACTAAACCTGGAATCTTGCCAGCATTCAACTGATTGACGTATTCTTGAGATTGCTTATCTAGACCTGTGGCAAATGGAATACCTAACTCTTTACTTAGATCTTGACCGTGAGCAACTTCATCCACTAAGATAAGTACGGCTTTACCTGCAGCCATCATCTTCTGGGCATCATCTTTAATCTGATCTCTCATGATCTGACAATTTAGAACATGCTCCTTATAGGATTTCAACTTGTCGTCTTTGAAATCTCTACCCGTTGTATTTACTTTTCTAACGATGAAATATGGTTCTGCGAGCCATCCGTTTGCTACACCCCACTTGATATCGCGACGGATGAGTACTGGTCCGCAACCAGCAGTGATCATTACGTCTTTGCCGTCACTCCTATAGTCTGTGGCTGTGAGGCCGAAAATCTTTCCACATTTTGCCATGCCTTGCGAGATGTCGAAGAAAGTAGTTGCCGGCGTGTGGTGTGTCTCATCGAGAATAACAACTCCGATATCAGCGGCTTGGAACTCCGCAATATTCTTAGAGATGCTAGCAGCGATGCCAACTGTAATGTCACTAATGTTTTTCTTTCCACCGCCATAAAACCCTACCTTATTTTTTCCAAAGCAA